AAAGAAGATGTTTACAGACAAGATTGTACCCATATCAATCAACTATCCATTTTTTTTCAAACCAATACAGGATGGGATGGAACGACCAAAGACGGAGTTATCCTATAAAATACCGTCAAGAAGACTTACCAGAAATGCCATCAAAGAGACCTATAGTCAGGAGGAATTTGGGCAGGGGCTCGATACCACGATCGACTGGAAGAATACGGGAGACAACTCGTACGATGGAGAAAAGCTACAACTCCTCGTCCATGATGAATCGGGTAAATGGGAGAGGCCGGACAATATACTCAACAACTGGAGAGTCACGAAAACGTGCCTCAGGCTTGGAGCACGAATAGTAGGTAAATGCATGATGGGATCAACATCTAATGCTTTAAGTAAAGGTGGAGATCATTTTAAAAAATTATACAACAATTCAGATGTCACAAATAGAAACCGCAATGGCCAGACTGCAAGTGGACTATATTCTTTGTTCATACCTATGGAATGGGGATATGAAGGGTTTATCGATAAATATGGATATCCTGTCTTCAACACTCCATCAGAACCGGTTAAGGGAATTGATGGTGAGCAAATTTTTAACGGAGTCATCGATCATTGGGAAAATGAAGTAGAAGGATTAAAAAACGATAGTGATGCTTTAAATGAATACTACAGACAATTTCCAAGATCTGAAAAACATGCTTTTAGAGATGAAACAGTTAATTCTTTATTTAATTTAACTAAGATATACGAGCAAATAGATTTTAACGAAGAAATGACAAGAGAGGGTCATGTTGTTAGAGGTAACTTTGGTTGGCTAAATGGTAAAATTGATAGTAAAGTAATATGGCAACCAAATAATAAAGGTAGATTTTATATATCTTGGATACCAAACAACAAGTTTCAAAATAATATAATAATTAAAAATGGTATTAAATATCCTGGTAATGATGGCCTCGGAGCCTTCGGGTGCGATAGTTATGATATCAGCGGTACTGTTGGCGGTGGTGGGTCTAATGGTGCTCTTCACGGATTAACTACATTTTCAATGGATCCTTCAATACCTAGCACTAAGTTTTTCTTAGAATATATAGCTAGACCTCAAACAGCTGAGATATTTTTTGAAGATGTACTTATGGCATTAATATTTTACGGCATGCCAATACTTGCTGAAAACAATAAACCTAGATTATTATATCATTTAAAAAGAAGAGGTTACAGAGGTTTTTCTATGAATAGACCTGACAAATTAAGATATAATTTATCTAAAACAGAAGCAGAGCTAGGTGGTATACCTAACACTTCTGAAGATATTAAACAAGCACATGCTGCGGCTATAGAATCTTACATAGAAGAATATGTAGGTATTAAAGAAGAAGATCACGGTGATATGTTTTTTCAAAGAACATTAGAAGACTGGGCAAGATTTGATATATCAAGAAGAACAGCTCATGATGCATCTATAAGTAGCGGCTTAGCTTTAATGGCCTGTAGAAAACACATGTACAGACCCAGCGCAGAAAGAAAAGTAAAAAAACTTGATTTTGGTTTTTCAAGATATAATAACAAAGGATCAAGAAGTGAGATAATAAAATAAATATGGCAAAAACAACAGGGCAATACAGCTCATTTCCTAGTCAGGCAGTTTCCGACGGTGAAAAGCGTTCAGATGATTATGGTTTACAGGTCGCTAAAGCTATCGAGCAAGATTGGTTTAACAGAGATGGTAATGTTGGAAGATTCTATCAGTCTTCTAATCAATACAATATGCTTAGACTATATGCTAGAGGTGAACAATCTATAGGTAAATACAAAGATGAATTTTCTGTAAATGGAGATTTGTCATATTTAAATTTAGACTGGAAGCCAGTACCTATTATACCTAAATTTGTAGATATAGTAGTTAATGGTATGCAAGATAGATTATTTTCTATAAAAGCAGTTGGTCAAGATCCTTTAGCTACAGATAGAAAAACTAAATTTGTAAAAGGTATTGAAAGGGATTTAGCAGCTGCTGAACTTTTAAAAGTTATGGAGGCGGAGTTAGGTCAAGCGCCTAGAACTGTTCCAGAAGATGAATTACCTTTAAACAGTGAAGAGTTTCAATTATACATGCAGCTTAATTACAAGCAAGGTATAGAAATAGCAGAAGAACAAGCTATTAATAATGTTTTTTTAACTAATAAATATAAAAACATTAAAAAACGTATTGATTATGATTTAGCCACTATAGGTATTGGTGCTGGTAAATGTACGTTTAATAATACTGATGGTATAAAATTAAATTATGTTGATCCAGCTAATTTAATATGGTCTTACACTGAAGATCCTGATTTTACTGATTGTTATTATTTTGGTGAAGTTAAAAGAGTAAAATTAAATGAATTAAAAAAAGAGTTTCCTGAAATTTCTAACGAAGAGTTTAGAGAACTTGCAAGACAAAGCTATGACTGGACTTCTTACAACGATAATACTAATGCTCAAAACAATAACGATGACAATATTGTTTCGGTACTATATTTTAATTGGAAAACTTGGGAAAATAACGTATATAAAATAAAAGAAACATCTACAGGCGCAAATAAAGCTATTAAAAAAGATGACACTTTTGATCCACCAAAAGATCAAAGATCTAGATTTGAAAAAGTAGCTGAAGCTGTAGAAGTAGTTTATGAAGGTGTTTTAATATTAGGTTCTAATACTTTATTAAAATGGGAAAAGGCTTCTAATATGGTAAGGCCTAATTCTAATACTAATTTAGTATTAATGAATTATGTTGTTAGTGCGCCTAGAATATATAGAGGTGCTATAAATTCTTTAGTTTCTAAAATGATGCCTTATGCTGATTTAATTCAGTTAACGCATTTAAAAATGCAACAAGCTATACAAAAAATGACACCTTCAGGTGTTTATTTAGATGCAGATGGTTTAGCTGAAATTGATTTAGGTAATGGTACTAACTATAATCCGCAAGAAGCATTAAACATGTACTTTCAAACAGGATCTATTATAGGTAGATCGCTTACTGTAGATGGAGAACAAAACATAGGTAAAGTACCTATTACAGAGTTACCAGGCGGTGGCGGTGGTCAAGTTCAAATACTTGTTGGCGCTTACAATCAGTACATACAAATGATGCGTGATATAACTGGTTTAAATGAAGCTAGAGATGGTTCTGATCCAGATCCAAAAGCATTAGTAGGTGTACAAAAATTAGCTGCAGCAAATAGTAATGTTGCAACAAGACATATATTAGACAGTAGCATGTCTATAACAACAAGACTTGCTGAATGTATAGCTTTAAGGTTTAAAGATGTTTTAGAATATCATCCAACTAAAGAAGCTTTTATAAGTGCTATAGGTCCATTCTCAGTAGGATCTTTAGAAGAAATGGAGAATATGCATTTACATGATTTTGGTATATTCTTAGAACTTGAACCAGACGAAGCAGAAAAAGCTATGTTAGAAGCTAACATACAAGCAGCACTAAGTCAAGGTAGTATATTTTTAGAAGATGCAATTGATGTTAGAGAAATAAAAAACGTTCAATTAGCAAATCAACTTCTTAAATATAGAAGAATTAAGAAACAACAAGTAGATCAACAGCAAGCTCAGGCAGCTAGCGCAGCACAAGCTGAAGCACAAGGCCAAGCACAGGTTGTTGTTGAAAACGCTAAAGCTCAAGCTGAACAAGTTAAAACAGAATCTAAAATACAATACAGACAAGCTGATATTGAGTTTGAAATTAAAAAACTTGAAGTAGAAGCTAGAACAAAAAGAGAATTAATGCAGTTTGAATATGAGTTAAATGTTCAATTAAAAGAATTAGAATTAAAAGCTCAAAAAGAATTAGTAGAAAAACAAAGTGAAACTCAAAAAGACGTTGCGGCAATGAAAACCTCAACAGCAAGTTTATCTGGACCACCGGATAGTGGTAAGCCAGCTAAATCATTTGAATCAAAAGGTAATGATGTACTAGGCGGTATTGATTTATCTAGGTTTGAACCAAGATAAAAAACAATTAATTATTATATTATATTATGGAAGAAAAAGTACAAGTAGAAGTTATGCCAGATGCAGATACAAATCAGCAAAGTCAAGAAGAAACTGTTTTAGAACAAGCAGTTGAAAAAGGAGAAGTAAGTCAAGAGTTTGGTTTACAAGACGATGGTGTATATAAAATAAATTTAGATGAACCTTTAAAAACAAAAGAAGATGCCGTTCAGGAGCGAAAAACAGAGGAGGTATCTGTGGATGAACCATCCAAAGATAGCAAAGAGGTGGACAGCAAAGTACGGGTCGAACTCAGTAAAGAAGAAACTAAAGAAGAACAGCAAGAAGAAAAAGAAGAAGAAGTAGCTGATGTACCAGATTCTCCATTAGAATTAATAAAAGATGAAGAGGTTGAAGAAGAAAAAACAAAACAACCTGAGTTAGCACAAGAAAAGATTGTTGAAACTAAAGAAAAAGTTTTACCAGAAAATATTGATAAACTAGTAAAGTTTATGGAAGAAACGGGCGGTACAGTTGAAGACTATGTTAGTCTCAATCGTGATGTTTCTAAAATGGACAATACGAGTTTATTAAGAGAATACTATAAACAAAGTAAACCCCATCTTGATTCAGATGATGTAGAATTTTTATTAAACAAAAATTTTGGATATGATGGAGACGCGGACGATCCGCAAGAAATTAAAGCTAAGCAATTAGCTTTTAAAGAAGAACTATTTAATGCTCAGAATCATTTCAATTCTAGTAAGGATAAATATTATGCTGATCTTAAGTTAAGAAAGCAAAATGATATGTCTCCAGAACAACGCGAAGCAATCGAGTATTATGATAGTTATAAGCAACAAAAAGCTGAAAGTGAGGTTAAAATAAATGAATTTAAACTACAGACTGATAAAGTTTTTAACAATGATTTCAAAGGTTTTGATTTTAAGGTTGGTGAAAACAAATATAGGTATAAAGTTG